GCACTAGTAGAATAAATTTTTTCGCGGCTTGGTAATTGAGTACCACAATTTACAGAATTTCCACATTGATCTGGGCCTTTTTTAGGGTTTACTGTTGTGGTTTCTCCAGAAGCTGATGTTTTGATAGTTAATCTTTGTGAATTAATATACTCATACAAACTTTTTCCACCTTCAAACTGATAATCATTAAAAAAATTTACAACCGAACTATTCCTTCTCTCTGAAAGTTTCTGATTATAAGGAATTGCCCCTGGTTCAGATGCGGAAGATAAAAGTCCTATCTCAATCTTTACTTCAGAATTTTCTGAGAGGATTTTATAAATTTCTTGACACAACTCTTTCATTTTATCGTAGTTACTTTCAACCACAGATGAAAAAAATTGTTCCACAGGTTGTTTTTGTGTTGTAACAGCATTTTGGGCGTATAATGTTTTATTTTGAGTCGATGTGTAAATATTATACAGAGGCTCAAAGTTTGCGTTGACTTGGTCAACTTTTGGGATATCATTATCAAAATAAAATCCGTAATTTACATACTTATCTAAGGCATCCTTTGGGAATTCTGGTTGTGGGGTGGTTTGAACCGAAACCCTTTGCGGATCAGGTTGAATTTCTGTTTTGACATTCGAAAATTGCTCTTCGGTAACGTTTGGATTATTGACTACTTCTTGGTAAGCTTGTAAGTCCGTTAATGGGACATTATTATAAATTCTAGCTAAATCATAAAGATCATATTTTTTACATCCAGCAAAAAATGAATTGATTACTTGGTCTGCTAACTCTCCTTCATTTTTTGCTAATACTTTTTGAGCAACTAGATTTAAAACTGAGGGATGATCCACAATGATCTTCCATTTCAAGGTTCCAGATCTACTTGTGTTTTTATAAGTATAAATTATTTCTGGTCTTCCCAAGAAAGTAGTTTCATTAAATGAAGGTCTTGTATCCTCACTAAAATCTAAATCATATGGTGGGAACCACATAATTCTACCGCCATTCGGACCTTGTTCACATTTTGGTAAATCTTGATATCTTAAACCTGGTCTAGATGATGTTCTCCACGCTAAGTTCTCAATAGAGAACATATATTTTTTCACACCACCCTCTCCACGTAATATTGAATCTCCACCTTTTTCTGGTGCAATATTAAGTTGATATGTTTTGTCAAGGATTGAATATGATGCTTTTCTAATATTACCATCTGATTTCTGTAAATCGGTATATTGAATGTAAGGTGTATCTTTGGTAAACACTCTACAATATTCAAGTGGGGTGTTGAGTTGGTTTGGAGTAAAACTTATAACTCTTGATCCTTTAGTTATTTGTTTATAACCATCATCAAAAATTTTACTAATTTGATTGATTGCATTTCCGACATGTGAATACCTACGACCGTCAAGTGGCATTGAATTAACAAGTCTTTGTGTTTTAGCTAAAATCGAGCTACCTGAAACGCTATAGGGTCCTAGAATTTTGAAAGATTCACTGTCTGTGAATTGATTTTTTGGAAAACTTGGATCTGGTGATCCTGCGGAGCCATTCTCTCTTACTCTTTTGCCTGCGTTAGGTGAATCTAATTCTTTAACCCAACTAAAGCCTCCACTTATATCACCCTGACTTTGGTATGTTGTACCCTCAAAACCAAATTTTAACTTTCCGGGGATATCTTTCTCATATTCTTTACCTAAAACGTCTGGACCATATACTGGTGCTAAAATTTGTTCATCAAATTCGTTAATTGGTACTACACCCGGTGGTGAATTAAGATAAATTGGTTCTCTGTCTGGAGATCCAACATAATATAAACCTTGACCCAAGTCCTGTGCTTGTGAACCAAATATTGCCTCTCCAAGTACAGATATAACCCCACGTCCTCCAGTATTATATCTAGGTCTATATCTATTATAATCTAAATTATTGGTTAATTGTGCTCTTTGTCCTTCCCCTGTATAATCCAAAAATAATTGTGAAGCTGATGTTGGTCGACTTCCAAATAAACCAAATTTACCCCCTCTTTTTCCACCATCACTATCTTTTACCAATGATTGTATTGAGTTAATATTTCTTTCTTGGTTATCAACAGTAAAATAATCACCGGGTATTGGTGATAATGGTAGTGTAAATCCAGCTATTCTTTGAACAATATCTTGTCCTTGTGATAAAATATTACCACCTCCAGAGGTAATTTTGTAATCTCTAAAGATAAGAGGTCTCTTACCAGCAACAATTAATGATAAGTTAATTGGATCTTGTAATCCGTTTAAAATATTAACACGACCTAACGTTTCTGTTCTAACGTTTTGGTCTATTCTTTGTTGGTATGCTTTTTTAAGAAACTCAACACCTAATTTAGCTAATTCAGAGTCATCTGTGAGAGGACCATTTGAACCAGTTGGGATTTCTTGTAATAAGACACTAAATGGTGAATACGATGAAGGTCTAAAACTAGGGGGATCCCAGTATGTTGCATTTTTTTGTACTTTGACAATATCACCAATATCATAATATCTTATGAAACCATCTCTTGGTGAATATTCGTTTTTGATCTGTCCTTTCTTTTGGAAGGTTGTGGAAAATAATTTGAGTGCGTCTGTATATGGGGGAAACGGCCCATATGGCCCTCTATTTGTTGGATTTTGTGAAACACTAATTAATCCAGTTATGTCTTTATTGAAACCACCCTCTGGGCCAAATTCATTGGTTAAATATAGACCATCCGCAAATGGGGCTAAATCAATTAATTGATCTGGTGAATCAATTACTGAATATTGACTTGGTTCATATTGACCGGGTCTATTAGAAACTGAATAACCAAAAGCACCCGGTTTATAATAAGGTTTCAAGTTTCTAGTCAACAAACTATTCCTTACTGCCGAAGTCGCATCAAATGTTAATCTAGATGGCATATTTTATTTAATAAATAAATACCTACCCTTGATTTTTTTCTACGAAATTGCTGTTGAATTTGGTAAGTTGTTGTAATTTTGGTTTTGCATTCTTTCAGAAATAAGGGATACGACTCTTCTTTGGAACTCAGCACTACTCACAATTTGATTTGTTAAATCTACTTTTGTTCCGTCTTCTGTAACAACTTTCAACTCTATGTTTCCATTGATTGGTGAAAACGAAACATTTTGATTATTTGATGTAAATTCAGTTGGTAATTGTTTTGGTGGTGTCGGCAATATAACTGCATAAGCTTGTAAAGGGGGGGTTGTCTGATTCATAGAAGGTGTAGATTGATACGATGTTTGTTGACTAGGGGTGCTATTAAAATTAATGGCTTTGAAAACCTCATTAAGTTTTTTTGCCCCGTTTAGCAGTTCAGTTATCACTGAATCTACAGCACCTGCAATTAAATTATCCTTGCTAATAAGTGGGTTGTTTTTTGGATCAATACTTTTTAGGAAATCATATTCTATAATTCTTTTTGACAAGTCTTCAAGACTACCAGTGTATGATTCTGAAGCTTTTTGCATTTTGTCTATGTACTCTGTAAAATTAATAGTACCCTTATTGTAGTCATCAATTATCGCTTTGAGATTTTTTGAGATGGCAAGGTAAAACTCGTCGACTTTTTTTATACCACCTCTTACATTTCCGCTCGCTTTAGTAGCCGCTTTATTAACACCTTCTTTTGTGGCTCTTACAAGTTCAGCCAAATCTTGTGTTGGTTTGGCACCTACAGTTATTCCTCGCAGTAGGTCAAAAATACCCTCTGCTGCCTTTTTGATTAATTCACTTTCTTCAAGTTGGGCTCTGGCAACGTCTTCCACTGTTTCTGGTCTACCTCTTAATTCTTCAATATCTTCTTCACTAAGTTGAGTAACCAATTTTTCTTCTCGATTGACCTTAACAACAAAATCACCTTTTTCTTTACTGTATTGTGCAAGATTCGCAATTAATTGTTTATCGGTTTCTTTTACATTAGCATTGAATTTAAATTCACTAGATAATTTATTTAATTTAGTTTGTGCGAAAGACATTTTTACCATTTCTTCGTAAGTTGCGCCCATTTGTGCTCCTAAATCCCTTATATCTCTTTTTGCGTATGGAAAAATTTTGAATTCTTTGCTTTTTTCATCAAAATAAGAAAACTTACTTGTCATTTTTACAACTTGATCTGTAAGTCCTTCTACATCTTCTGATGCAAGGTACATAAGTCTAAAAGGGTCTGCTAAATCACCAACGGCAACACCTAGTCTTTGGAAAGTAGCTACGGCTTCAATTGCTCCTTCTGGACTAAAAACTTTTTCCGCGAAACTAAATATCTGTGACATATCGAACCTCATCGATACTGCTTTGGCGGCCATACGTGATAACCCTTCAACACCATCTTTAAACCCATACTTATTAATTTGATCTAAACTATTTGCTACGTTTGTAAACACTGCGTGCGAGTTAGCCCCAACTAATCTTGCAATATTCAAAGTTTCTTCCATTCTATCCCTAATAAGTCCAACATCTATACCCGCATCATGGAAATTTTTTAAGTATGTACCCATATAATAGCCTTCTAAGCCGAAAGCTTTCTGTACAGCGTAGAGGTCTTTTGTGGTTTCACCTAATAATATTCTATTAGTTCCAAGTTCATCGGAAGTCTTATGTATTATATTAAAAGCATCTTCAAGACCACCCCCCAAAGTAGTTATGGTTGGTAATGATTCAACTAACGATAATCGGAGACCTTTTACGGCAACTTGAGTACGACCAAAAGTTTTTGCTAGTGCTTCGTTTTTTTCCAGAATACTCTTATCTAGGAGTTCGTTTTGACGCCTAATATCTTTAAGTTTTTCATTTATGGTATTATAAGTGTCTTTTACGTTTTTTTGAAGTTCATCAAAAAAACTGTTCCCTTGTCCGGGTGGTGGTGGTGGTTGTGACTGCATCAATCTTTTTTTATAAATATTTAAATTTACAAAATTAAATAAGTAATTTGATATTTATTAAGTTCATTGGTAGATTATGTTGTGGATATCTTATCCAATAATCTTTTTCTCCAAAAAATTGGCATTTTCAAATAGTCTGAATAAGATACATTACATCTTTGATTCAGAATATAAAACTCGTCAACTAGGTACGCTCTATAATCAGAAGAATACACGAAAAAATTCCGCCCCAAAGGTGACTTCTACATCGACCTTACTTCCTGACGGGGCTGTAACTATTCTTTTTAGATCAATCTTTGGTTCATTCTCATCCAAGAAATTCCTGATAAACTTGGAATCCATAATTGGAAGTGTGTCGATGAACTTAGCAATTGTTTGATTCTGACTATCACCATTAATTGAAACAATTTGTTTTTGTAATCTCCAAGTGACTTTTGGAGCGACACGTCCCTGTGGATAAGAATCGGCTTGACGATTAATATCTGTAATTTCTTTATACAATAATGGACGTATAGTAACAGATGTTTGTGACTTTGGTAGTGTAACAGTCCAAGTTCCGTTATCATCTGGTTCTACGTTTGGTTTTCTAAACTCGAGTTCGTCTAACCCAATCACAGCTTTGAAAGGTTTACCTGTGGTTGGATCATTTACACTAATATTGTATTCGTGTCCAAATGATGTATTTCTCAAAAAAATAAGAATGGCTTCCAAATCACCGTTAATCATTTCATCTGGTCTCAGATCTGGTTCGTATACTTTGGATCTTAGAAGATTAATGATCAGATCGTCAGTATTTGTAGCCATTAACAAATTCTCGTCGTTAGCGGTCAAATAACCTACTTTTACTGATTTTTTTTTATTTGGGTAAAACTTACCTCCACTAGGTAGCTTTACAACATCGTGCGGTAGAGAAAAATTCTCTTGACCGTATTTCATCAAATTTTCGTCCATAATTAATTAAATACTATAATAGATAATCGATATTTTTTGTAAGTAAACAAAAAATCCTGTATATTAATATACAGGATTTTTTTATAATATTTTTTTTTAAAGTTTAGTAGACCAATATACAACGATCTGGTTGAAGTGTCACTGCGAGTGTTGCAAGTCCGTCTTGACTATACTGTGCTTGGTTCCATGCGGATTTAGTTATCATACATGAATCCAAAATCCATTTTTCAACAACTACACCTGTTGGATCTAACATTTCTAAATCAACATTCTTTTTATATCCAGCAGCATATCCCATACGACCAGTAACTGATTCCGCATGCAGACGAACCCACTCCATAAGTGCTTGTGTTGCCGAAGGCCCAATAGGATCTCTGAATGTTACGTTCATAGCATTCCATTTAAATCTTCCAGCCACATACGTTTCTGTATTCAAAAATGGAATTGCAACAGATGCTATATCAATTGAAGGTCTATCAGTAGATTCAACATACCATTCGTTAATACCCAACGTTGAATCAAATCTAAGTATAAATCGGTTTACCCTTTTCGGTTCATACGGAACGGGCATTTTCATTAGTAAATCAGCCATAACTTTTTTGTTTTTTGTTTATAAATATAAGCTTTTAAATTTTTTTCTATTTACTTTTATTTTTAATGTGATATTGTCTATATGAATTTGGTTAATTTTATAAAAAAAGATTATATGTTCTTGAAGAAGTTCTTAATAATAATTTATTTTAATTTTTTTTAGAATTTAGTTTTTGTTCCTGATGAAGTGTTATAAGTTTTTAATAAAGGTTCTTTAATAAATTCTTGTTTAATTCTTTCTAAGTTCTTTATATCATCATCGGAAAATCCAATTGTTGGTAAAAATCTATTACTTATTTTATCTTTCATAAAGAGTTTCTTATTTAATTTTTTAGCATGTTGTTTGACATAGTTGATGAACTCTCTCAGTGCTTTTACTTTGAGTTCTTCTGGATTTGAAGCACTACCATCATCGCCAAAGGTAACTGGGTAGTATTTGTTTAAATCTAAATAGTAATTTATAAGATTTTTTGTATTTGTTGGGCCTTCCTTGGTAATCTTTCTATACTTCTTCAGGTTTTTAACCAGTAAATCTCTGTTGATACCCATATGATTTTGTATGATCATATTATAAATAGCTTCTCTAATTGTTCTCGGGTTATGCCCTCTAGCTGTAATGATAGAAAAAATAGATCCGTTATTGATAGCTTCAATGAAGTCCGACCAAGCTGGTCCTGGTTTAGCATTCATGGTATCAAACAAAAATTTTTTATCACCCAATGTCCTAAAAAATCTAAAAGGATCTTCTGCATACCCAACGATTTTATGACCTTCATATTCAAAGTTTTTCTTTCCAATTTTAGATCGAAATTTTGCAAAGTCCTCTGTTGACATACCAACTTCATTACCCTCATCATCCATCAACATTATCTTTGTTGGCATTTGAAGAATATTATCATCCCAGTCAAAGGCATAATACTTCAAATCGGGGGTTCCGAACTGATCGAAACCCTCCGAAATGATATTACGTTTTTTTTTAACTGTTAACATTTATAATTAGATATTCTCAAAAGATGCTCCAGTTGGTGTAATCAAGAACTCTATATCGATAAATTCTAACGCTTTAGTAGGTTTCAGATAGATTTTACCAGTGAGTGTGTTTCTGTCTAAATCCTCTGGAGAACTGCTTACAGTCACTCTGAAGTCATAAAGACCTCTGTCTCTTCTGATGGCATCCAAAATAGGATTGACGCTGTCTAAGAAGTCCTGACGTACCTTAGCATCGTTTTGTTCAAACAATAATCTGACGGCAACTGCAGAAATAAGTTTTCTAGCTTGTAGTAACAATCTTCTCACATTAATTCTATTCAACGCCGTATCAGCAATTTGAAGAGTTTTGTTACCCCAAATTACAGTTCCAACATCAGAAAACGTAGCGATAGGATTAATACGACCCTGATACAAAGTGTCTCTATCTTCTTGTGTAAGTTTCTTACGAGCTTTGATAGCGTTGACCAAACCACGAGTGTAACCAGCGGTAGCAAACCAAGGAAATGAAATATTATCCGTTAGAGCCAAGTTTCTGCAAACTTCATTTGTTGGTGGGATGTAAATCTGTGTGTTATTCACAGTATCTCTTACCAAGATCCAAGGGTAATAAGTTGCTGTGTAGTTTGAGTCAATACCTGTGTTATCCAAGTTATCTACCGCTTCTGTAGGATAAATAAAATTATCATTAATAGTCGGTAAGAACACATTACAGTCAGGTGTTGTTGCAATATAAATTGAATCAGCCCTCTGGTAGGTAATCATTGAAATTGCATCTTCAACGAGATTTGAATTGTTCACGTAATCAATACCTGGGGTTGCAAACACATTGATATTTGTTGACTCGGGATTATTGAAAGTACTAATACCAAGTAAATAAGCGTAGTAATCCGTATTGGCATAATCCGTAAAGTTAGAAACACTAATAGGTTTGAATGCTCCCCACCCAGTTGCGTTCGGATATCTTGTTGAAGCGCAAGCACCTCTTTGATACCCAGCACCACCTAGTATGAATGAGTCACCGTTTGTACGATACTCACGATAAATGTCCCAACCGTCAAAACCTTTTTGTACCAAAAAAGTAAACTTACGAGCTTGGATTTGGTAGTATGGGTTTGCGGAAGTTTCAGGATCAGATTGGAAAGATGCATCACCACATTGGAATGCAGGAGTACCAGAAGTTGGCCCAACAGCGATTTGTACAACTGTCGCACCTGAATCCATATGGAAACCTTGAGTGATGTAATCCCAAGGTTCTGCGGCTTCTGAGTCACAGATACTTACAGGGTATTGTGCTCCTTTGTACTGGTAAAAGTCAACATCATAACCAATTTGACTTGAGATTCCCAAGAACGTAGTTCTTACCTTGTCACCAGAACTTTGTACCGCATTGGACATACCACGAGAAGACACTGGGCCAGTAGTTGTTCCAAATGGGGGGTTGTAAATAACTTCACCCGGGAAATAATAAGCGGTTTTGTAGATCGGGAATGGGGGCAATCCATTGGGATACTCTCTCATCACATAACCCTCGAAACCACATGGAAGAGAACTAATTGGTGCATCAGCATCTAACTCCAACATAATAAATTTAGAGTTAAGTGTATATTCACCGTCAGAAGTACCCACTTTAACACCGATGTAATTATTCGATGCTGGATCCATATTACAATTTGTGAATTTTTCCAGATACACAGGATTTGTATCTGTGTCAAAGAAATCACGAACACCTAAGTCAAAATTTAAATTATTGAACGAGATGTTTTGAATTGAAATTTTAATTTGAGCATTTGCAGCATTACCATCGGAAATCGTTAACACTTTGAATAATCTTTCAACTGTACTACCACGAAGTTGGGACACAACCCAAGGAGATTCAGCGGCTCTATATCTTTCTAAATAGTTTGCAATAGAACCAGTAGTTGGTGTGTATCTTAAACCAGGAGTAGCAATAACGTCGGTTTTGATACCTCTAATATAACCTTTGTTGTACCCATAAGTAAGTAATGTCGGATAAATCTCCTCAACAAACAACGGAACCTCAGTTCTACTTCTACTAAAATTAGTTCTACCCAACACAGCAGGTAAGTAGTTTTGGTCTGTTTGTGACAACGATACCACAAATTGGAAATTTTCTGGTGAGTTAGCGCCATCAGTTATACCAGAAATTGCAAATCTAGCAAAAGGGTTTTCTGTTACTGCAGAGTAAGTTCCTGTTGTATTAAGTGTAACACTCGTTAAACCTGTCACTTGATATCTTGGGCCAGTTCCACCTGAACCATAGTTCGAAATTCCTCTCGAACGAAGTGTTGCTACCACAACATCGTTATAATCCAAGTATGAAACACCTGAATAATTAAACACGGTTCCTGAAATTGTACCAGTATAATTACCTGATCCTGTATCAGTCAAAGAACTTACAATACTCATAAATGAATAACCTGTATAATTTCCATTGGAACTTTCATCGAAATTAGAATAATACCAAGCATCGTTGTTTGGTGATGTGTATTCGGCTTCCGAATCTGTTAATCCTGAAACACCAAAAACGTTTGTCTGTGCAGTGTAAGCACCGAGAGCACTATACTCAGCATCAGATACAGTACCAAAATAATATATTGAAGTACCACTTGTAGTTCCTGATGCATTTACAATAGCCGTGATTTGATTAGTCAATTGACTATTAAAGGATGATTGGTTTCCATTCAATAGTGTAAAAGGATTGTTTAAATTAGTTCCGACCAATGTAGAACCAACTGGTGTTAACGTAACTGTACCCCCTGTCGTTGCGGACAAACTAATTGTATATGTTGATACTGTACTTGTTAATCCAACTGTTGTTCCATCGACATTTGCTTGAATAGACAATGACCAACCCGGTCCAGCATCATACCCTGAAAGACCCAATACACGAGTTACAAATAACTGATTGGATTGTTGTAAATATGATTTTGCAATATAAGCTAATTCATATTTTGGAATTTGAGTATTCACAAATTTTTCGGGGATAGTACCTCCAAAGAAAGCTTGAAATTCGTCGTAGTTAGTTATGAAAATAGGTTCAAAGGCTGGGCCAGTAAGAGTTTCACCAACCAAACCCAAAGTTGTAACACCAACACTCTGTGCTACAAAACTCAAATCCCTCTCAGATGTATAAACACCAGGGGAAACAAATATTTTATTGGTAGTTGCCATACTATGTAATTTTTTTTAGGTTTTATTGATATAAATATTATCTCGATTGATAAAGTATTTTTTTTTTCAAAAACTTATTTATATTAGTAAGTAAAAATTATCTTTTTTTATCTTTTATGAAAAAAAATACCAAAAACATTAAAATTTCATTGGATTCACACACCAAACTAAAAAAATATTGTGATGAAAATGGAATAAAAATTTACAAGTTTTTGGAAAAACTTATTGAACAAAACTGTTCCAAGAAAAGAGATATCTACGGGGAAAATTAAATTTTGTATGATCTAGTTTTATGGTGATCCTAACAATGATACACCATAGCTAATAGTTGAGGTTGGATTCGCATTTTCTTGTGTAATTTCAAACCTTAATTGATCCCCAGTATTCACCTCAAAGTTTGTGACATTGGTACCATAAAAGTCGAATTCAGCACTATTGTTCAATCTCACAAATAAATCATATGAACTTACATTTTGAGTTGAAAGTATTGTGAATGTTCCTGTATAATCAACACTGATAGTTTTGATCACAGGTGAACTTCCTTCTGCTTCCACTAATAAATCAAATACACCCTCATTTACTGGAAAAACTTTTCTTTTTCTATTTATTGGTTTGAAATTTGTTTCGAACACATTCAAGACTCTAGATACCGCAGGCGCGACTTCGAATTTATCTTGATCCAATAGAAAACCCAATAAAGTAAAATCGTAGTTTTGAATATAAAATCTTCGTTTATCAAGTTGGGTTACAGATTCATCACTAATGTTTGCGTTAACAATTGGAATGAAATGTCCGTTGACCTTAGTATATGCTTGACGTGACGCAAATGTCTGTAAAACATTTTTATTGAATTCATTGAGTTCTCTCATACGATTACAAATAATTTTCACACTAAACGAAATATCAACAGGTATTGGTTGTGGTATTTTATAAATGTCTAAACCTTTTACATTACCATTCCATGTGGGAACAGCAGCATAAAAAAACTCTTTTTGATTTGGGATATTGTATAGTGTTGCTGGATTTGTACCGTACTTTACTTCAGGAACCCTGACAACTGTAATGAATGGTGGTTCGGTATTACCATTCAAATCCTGGAAAGACCATGTTTGAGTAAATTGTGCCCAATTTTGTGTTGTAATAAGAATATCAATAGTAGGAATAACTTTACCTTCAACAACAGTTTTAAGTTCATTTTTGACAAAATCCAAAAACCCCCTATCTAAATCAGCGTATCCTAAATTCTTTGGAAGATATGTTCCGTCTTTTGTAATATCCTCCAATAATTGTTCTCTCCTCTCAAGTAATATTTTTGGAGGAACTAAATTTATATTTGGTATTACTTTTTTTGGTAGTGCCATGGTTAAATCCCCATAAATTCATTTGCAGTTACAGGTGTTGCAATGTAACTAACATAAAAAGGTTTATACCCACCATAAGTATGTTTGTTGTCGTAGTTTGGAATACCTTTATCAACAACAGAATAATACCTTACTTGATTTTCTGTAATCCAATAACCTATGTAATCACCCAAACTGATAGATATTTGTAAATCATCCAAATCTTTTTGATAAATTGCAAATTTTATATTACCTGGTTCGTTTTGTAATATTTTTGAATTACCCAAAAATGAATTGTCTGGTTGTAAAATCTGTAGATAAGCATTTACAGAAATCGGTGGTAAAAATTCGATAGATTGGGGAAGAGCCTCACCATAGACATCGTCTTGATTTGTTTTTTGTTTGTTTACACGATAGACAACAATGGTGAAATTCATATCCCCATCGAGCCATTCTCTACCCATATTTACATCCAAATCGAAGTCTTCTTGACCGAAAAACTTACCTAACCTCGTTATTGGAACTTGATTTTGTGCCATACTTGATAAATATCTATTTTATTATTATATTTGATTTATTTGTTTTTGGAAAATCAACTAAACGCAAGAGAGAACCAAGCACTCGATATATTGGATAATTATTCGGGAGCAAATAACTATATCCTAAAACTTCGTCAAAAAAAATTGACGAATATTAAATTCTTTCCAAACGCAACTCAGACCGAGTATATCATCAAATTTCATAAACGAGAACCAAAGGTCGCAAAAAAATGGGTGACACTAGATTCCTATTTTGCAAATAAAATTGCGGATGAAAAAATGTTTACCGAAGTACCCAGTCAAATTTGGATAGAAAAACTTTTGGTTGAAAAAGAAACCGCTTATCATATTTGGGGTTACTATTTTGAGACCCAAGGGCTGCATGACTTTTGGATCCCAAAAGCTGCAGTTATCAAAGACAACAAGGTTAAAAATGTAGAAATTGATTTTGACAAATATAGTCATAGACCTTTACTCGAACATCAAAAAGAAGGTGTCAAAACCCTATGTGAGAATAAAAAATACATTTTAGCGGACGATTTGGGGCTGGGTAAAACCATGACAACAATTGTCGCGTCCCTAGAGTCGAACTCAAAAAAAACACTTGTAATTTGTCCAGCATCTTTGAAAATTAATTGGAAAAGAGAAATCGAATTTCATACCAACAAAAAAATATCAATTGTTGAGGGTAAAAAATGGGAAGATGGTGATTATGTAATTGTCAACTACGACATTCTCAAAAACTTTCATAGTTTGGAAAAGGGTGTAGAATCAATTATACGTAATTCAGGGTTCGATTTAATTATTGTTGATGAGGCTCATGCAATTTGTAATACACAAGCACAAAGAACAAAACTTGTAAATGATATAGCCAAGATATCAGATAAAGTTTGGTTGTTAACAGGAACGCCCGTCACATCTCGACCCATTAATTATTTCAACCTACTTAATCTTGTTGATTGTAATGTCGCACAAAACTGGATGGCCTACGTCAAAAGATATTGCAATGGGTATCAATTCCGTGCAGGAAATCGAAAAATTTGGAATGTGAGTGGTGCCTCCAATCTTGAAGAACTATACGAAAGAACCAAACCATTTGTACTACGTCGTTTAAAAAATGATGTACTAGATCTACCTGAAAAAATTATCTCACCAGTTTATATGAGATTAAGATCCAAAGAATATGAAGATGTAATGGGTGAATATTACGAGTGGTATGACAAAGGTGGTGAATCCGATTCTCTTACTATGCAATTTTCCAAAATCGCAAAAGTCAGACAAATTATTGCAAATGAAAAAGTTGCACAAACAATAGAACTGTGTGAAAATATTTTAGATCAAGATAAAAAAGTTATCATCTTTTGTAACTTTACTGATTCTCTTAATGCAATTTATAATCACTTCAAAAAAGTCGCGGTAAAACTTGATGGATCAACACCAAAAGGAGAAAGACAAGATGCTGTGGATAAATTCCAAACCGACGATAAAGTTAAAGTCTTTGTCGGTAATATTAAAGCCGCGGGTGTTGGTTTAACTTTAACTGCCGCCGAAACTGTTATTATGAACGATTTGTCGTTTCTACCATCAGACCACTCTCAAGCTGAAGATAGAGCGTACCGATATGGACAAAAAAATACAGTAGTAGTTTATTACCCTCTATTCGAAAATACAATCGAAGGAATTATCTATGACATTCTAGATAAGAAAAAAAGAATTATCAATACTGTTATGGGTGATACAATGTTGTTTGAAGGAGATGCACTTGAAAATATACTTCAATCTATCAACCAAAAGAGAAATTGAAAATACTTATTAGAGACACTAAAGTCTTGGTGGAGTATGAAATATTTGGAAAATAGAATTGAGTTAATTGAACAGAAAATTGAAGAACGTAGAAGATTAATAGAAGAACAAAAAAAATCCAAGATTAAACAAGGTAATGTTGTTGTTGAACCACTACCATATTCATTTACATCACTAAAGGCTTTTATCGATCCAACAACGATGAATGTTCACTATACAAAACATTACAAAGGATACGTGGACAAACTTAATCTTGCAACTAAAGGAAAACGATATGAAAATATGTCGTTGGAAGAGATTGTTTCATCGGTAAAAGAAAACGAAAAATTAATTCGTGATAATGCTGGTGGAGCATATAATCATTCTTTATTTTGGGAAATGATGACACCTAATCCATCAAAAATACCAACAAAACTTGAATCAAGAATAAATTCAAATTTTGGAACCCTTAAGGAATTTAAAAAAAAGTTTGATGAGGCAGCAAAAACTGTATTTGGTTCTGGTTGGGTTTGGTTAATACTCAAAGATAATGGTAAATTAAAAATTATAACAACACCAAATCAAGACAATCCAATGATGAGTTTTGTTAAAGATGGCGGAAAACCAATACTTGGTTTGGATGTGTGGGAACACGCATATTATCTAAAATATCAAAACAGAAGAGACGAATACATAAAAAATTTTTGGAGAGTTGTTGATTGGGAGTACGTGGCTGATAAATTATAGTAACAACGTATATTTATAAAAAAAATAAAAAAAATGTTTTGTAAAAAATCCACAATTGAAAATCAATTATCCCAAATAAGTTCTATCAGTTATAGAAGATGTGGTGATAATATGCTTATTAATGACCAACGACTTATGCCAAATGAAGTTGTTAATGTTTGGTACATAGAAGGAACTCTTCTTACCGCAAGTGAGGGTCAACTAATAACAAATACAACTTATTTTCCCCCCACACCAACACAAACTCCTTCTAATACACAAACACCAACAAATACACTAACACCAACACAAACTCCTACTCATACACAAACACCATCTATAACACCTACGAATACAGAAACACCAACTAATACACCTAGTGAAACGGTAACAAACACACCAACACCGACAGAAACACCAACTAATACACCTAGTGAAACAGTAACAAACACACCAACACCGACAGAAACACCAACTAATACACCTAGTGAAACAGTAACAAACACACCAACACCGACAGAACCTTAACTAATACACCTAGTGAAACTCGACAAATTTAGAGTAATTTATGACAATAATAGCT